CCACATACCAAGATGCCATGCTTTTACACGGGGTTTTGACAGAGTGCTTTTCATATTTAAAAGGGCCTATGGATATGTACAAAACCTATTTAGACAAGTATAATGAAGAGGTTCAAGCATTTGGGTTACAACAAATGGGACAAAGAAGAAGAGGGCAGTATGAAGAAGGAGTGCCTAGAGTACAAATTCAATCACCCTCGCCTTAAAACATGGAGTAAATATGGCAATAACAACTAGTGTAATTTGTAATTCTTTTAAAAAAGAACTTTTTGAAGGAACACATAATTTTAAACAAACTGGTGGTAATTCATTTAAATTATCACTGTATACTAATAGTGCTGTTTTAGGTAAATCTACTACAAGTTTTACCACTGATGCACAAGTATCTAATTCAGGTCAATATACAAGTGGCGGTGGTGCTTTGGTTAATGGTGGCACATCCTTGTCAACAAACACTGCTATTGTTGATTTTGCGGATAGATCATTTACTGGAGTAACCTTAACTGCAAGAGGTGCTTTAATTTATAATGACACTGCATCAGGTGATCCTGCTGTATGTGTGTTAGATTTTGGTGGTGATAAAACTGCTACATCAGGAACTTTTACCATTCAGTTTCCTGCTTTTACAGCAGGCGCAGCTATATTGCGAGTTACGTAGAATAGAGTATGTCCAACGGATGGGGACAGCTCACCTGGAATACGGGTCTTTGGGGTTTACAGGGCGATCAAATAATATCGCTTTCTGGTCTAGCTCTTACGACTAATTTAGGTGGTTTTACACAAACGACTGTGGGTGAAGCTACAGGTATAGCTTTAACTTCTTCTCTTGGCACGGCTGTAGGTTTTACAGATTTTGTAGCTCAACCCAGTGGGTTAAGTTCTACAATGACTTTAGGGTCAATTAACTTTTTCAACGATAGCATCGAATCGGTTAGTGGGTCTGCTTTAACCTCTGCGTTAGGAAGCGTAACAACTTTTTCAAATGTAGAAATGGCAATAACAGGATTTGATCTAGCAGCATCGCTTGGGACAATAAATTTAATTAATTGGCAAGAAGTTGATGTGGGTACAACAGTTAACTGGACAGAGGTTGATAGAGCGGCATAAATGATTTATAATTCAATTTTAATAGGATAAAAAATGGCATCAACATTTTCAACAAGTTTAAAACTAGAACTTCAAGCTACAGGAGAAAACGCAGGTACTTGGGGTGATAAAACAAATACAAATTTACAATTAGTAGAACAAGCAGTAGCAGGATACGAAGAGGTGTCTATTGCTGGTGGTGCAGGTACAACTGCATTAGCAATGTCAGATGGTTCAGCGTCTAACGCACGAAACATGGTAATTAAACTAACAGGTACAATTACAGGAAATAGAATTGTTACAGTTCCTGATAGTATGGAAAAAGTTTATATTGTTTCAAATGGCACTTCAGGTGCTCATACAGTGCAGTTTAAAACAGCTAGTGGTACAGGATATACTTTTGTAGCTGCCGATAAATCAGTAAGAGTATTATTTGCTGATGGTACAAATGTTGTTGATACGGGAATAATTAATACATCCTCTACTGATACACTTACAAATAAAACATTGACAAGTCCAACTATAAACGGAGCAACTACAACGGGTAGTATTGTAAATTCTGCTACAATTGCAGGAGGCACAGTTAGTGCAGTGACTTTAACTAAACCTAGAATTGCTGATGCTGGTTTTATTGCTGATTCAAATGGAAATGAACAGATAATTTTTCAAGAAACAGGTAGTGCTGTCAACGAACTAGAAATAACAAATGCAGCTACAGGAAATGATGTAGGACTTGCGGTGACAGGTGGTGACACAAATGTTGGTTTAGCTTTTACTGCTAAAGGTGCAGGACGATTTAAATTCAATGATGCAGCTTATATTCCTGAGCAAACACTTACAGACGGAGCAAATATAGATTGGGATGTACAAGCAAAGCCAGTTGCTAAAGTTACATTAGCGGGAAATAGAACATTAAACAATGCAACCAACGCAGTCACAGGTCAATTTTTTAGTCTTTTGGTGGTTCAAGATGGCACAGGTTCAAGGACTTTATCTTTTGCATCAAATTATGAATTTGCATCTGATACAGCTCCAACTTTAACAACAACTGCTGCCTTAGGTGATTTTTTTGTATTTTATTATAATGGTGCAAAGTTTATAGAAGTTGGTCGTAACCTTGCATTAACATTGAGTTAGGAGAAATTATGTGGGCGTTAGTAAAAGCAAATCAAGTTATTAAAATATTTAATGGTGCTCAGGCATTTGAACACAACGATATAAAACATCCTGCGAATATTTTTTCTAGTTGGAGTGCTGAAGAAAAAGCAGCCATAGGTTTGTATCCTGTACAAAATGACGACTCAAATTACAAAGATCCTACATTTTATAAAAACAGAAGTGAGTCTTTTCAGTTTGATGCACCAAATAAAGTAGTCAAGAAAGTTTGGAAAACAGCAGAAGACCATGAAATGGAAGATAAAACAGTTGATGGTGTAACTGTTGAGGGATTAAAGACTAAAAAAGTTAATGAAGTAAACACTCAAGCTTTTAATATTTTGAAGCCAACAGATTGGATGGCAATTAAAGCTAGTGAAGTTTCTGATTATTCTTTGCCAGATAATGTTGCAAAATTTAGAGCAGCAGTTAGAACAAAATCAAATGATATGGTCACTAGAATTAAAGCAACAAAAGATGTAAGAGTTTTAGAAACTTTATACACATATTCAAACACAGGGACAGAATCTAAACCTGTTATGACTAGACCTTTAGGGGAGTTTCCAAAGCTGGAGGACTTCTAAATGCCAATAATAATTCCAGGTAATCGTTTAGCTAGTACGGGATATACGATAGACCAGTCAATTAGGTTTAACCCTGCTGATAGTCCTTATATGTCAAGAACTTTTGGTACAGCAACTGATGCAAATAAATGGACATTATCTGCTTGGTCTAAATTAGGACAGACTGGTGGAATGAGATTTTTAGAAGCTGGTGGTAGTTCTGGTAATGAAGATTTTGTAGGTTTTGGAGGTAGTGCTGGTTATGAAAAGCTTTATTTTTGGAAAAGAACATCATCAAGTTATAATTATAATTTAACAAGCACTCAATTATTTAGGGACCCTTCAGCATTTTATCATTTTGTATATGTATTTGATAGTAGTAATGGAATAAGTTCAGAAAGAATGAAAGCTTATGTTAACGGACAAAGAATGACAGATTTTTCAACAGCAACATATCCTAGTTCTGGTTTAGCATCAAGAATTAATACAGCAGTTGCACATAGAATTGGTGAACCAGTATATGGTGGTGGTCATTCTGATGGTTATGTTGCAGAAATGGTATTTATAGATGGACAAGCATTAAGTTGTGATAGTTTTGGCGAATTTAATAGTTCAGGAATATGGATTCCTAAAGATATAAGTGATCTGACATTTGGAAATAATGGTTTCCATATTGATGGTAGAGATGCAAGTGATTTAGGAGACGATGAATCAGGTAATGGTAATGATTTCAGTACAAGTGGACTTGGAGCACATGACCAAATGGTAGGAGAAAGTCCTACGAATAATTTTTGTGTTACAAATCCATTGGATAGTTATTATTTTGCAGGAACATTTAAAGATGGAAATTTAGATGTAACTACAAGTGGAGCAACTGGTAATTATACTTTCCACACTACTACACAAAAAATACCCACAAGTGGTAAATGGTATGTAGAGGTAAGAGCTTATGAAGTTGGTGCTGGTTGTGGTATTGGTATTTCGCAAGAACCAACGACAGGTATTGATGTTTATTTGGGAGAATTAAGCACAACTTGGTCATATTATAATAATGGTAATGTATATAACAATGATTCTCAACCAATAGGAAGTTATGGTAATACATATGCAAATGGAGATATAATTGGTATAGCAGTAGATATGGATAATAATAAATTGTATTTTTCTAAAAATGGAACTTTTCAAAATAGTGGAGTCCCAACAAGTGGCTCTACTGCCACGGGTGCGATAAGTATTACTGGAGGGGTAGATTATTTTTTAGCTGCAAGTGATGATACTGGAGGTGCTACAACTTCACGATTTATGTGGAACTTTGGTCAAGATGGAACTTTTTGTAATGGAGTCACTGCACAAGGGAACAAAGATGCAAGTGGAATAGGTAATTTTTATTATAGTGTACCAAGTGGATATAAGGCTTTGTGCACAAAAAATTTAGGGAGTTAATATGGCAGCACCAACAATAATAAATGGCGAAGAATATTTCTTTCCAATAATTTACGAAGGGAATGGGGGAGGACAGAGGGTCGGTAAGTTCGTACCTTTTACTGATAATGGCACGATTGCTAATAGTGTTATATTTAATGATGATGACAATGCTTATTTATCAAGAACGAATGATGCTGGAGATAGAGATACCTTTACTATTTCTGTTTGGGTTAAAAGAGGTAACTTAGGTTCAGTACAACATATTTTTGATACTTATGATGGCTCATCAAGTAATGATGGATATATAAGATTTAATGCCGATAATACAATCTCTACTAGAATAGGGTCACCATCTAGTCATCTTTACACTACAAATAGAACATTCGAAGATACTAGCAAATGGTATCATATCATGTTATCTGTAAACACAGGAGATAGTACAGCAGCCGATAGAGTTAAATTGTATGTTGATGGAGATAGGATTACTTCATTTTCTACACAAACAAATGCTGGCTCTTCTGATAATACACAGTTTAATTATAGTTCAGCAACATTTTATATAGGCAGTGCGTCAAATGGTTCTTATGATTTTGATGGTTACCTTGCAGAATTTAATCAAGTAGACGGCACAGCATTAACACCTTCAACCTTTGGCGTCACTGATACAAGCACAGGGCGTTGGATCCCAAAAGCATTAACAGGTATTACATACGGAACTAATGGATTTAGATTACAGTTTGGATCATCAAGTAATTTTGGTGATGATACTAGTGGTAACACGAATGATTTTAGTGTTTCAAACCTTGTAGCTTCAGACCAGACCACCGATAGTCCCACCCAGAATCATGCGACTATGTATCATGTCCAAGCGGATGGAAACCCTACTTTTTCTGAAGGTAATTTAAAAGTCTTTGGAGATGCCAACTGGAACCTTACTAATGGTACTGTTCCAATGGTTACCGGTAAGTGGTATTGGGAACTTCTTGCAGGAGGTACTAGCATTGAGTTTGGTATCCTTGCTGATTATTCAATCAC